GGTGCTATCCAAGCCATTGTTTTTTTTGTTTTTGTTTTTAATTTTCCACCTGCACTTGCACTCTCGCAGGCTTTCGTTTGTGTTTGGTGTCAATTAGCACTAATATATCAAGGATTATTAGTGTTTGGCCTCCTCTTCGAAGGCCTTTATCCACTGGCGTTTTGTTTTGTTGCCATAGGGCCATGTATCGGGAAGTTTGGCGGTAGTACCGCCAAACTTCCCTCTATTTATTTGTTTGTTGTTATGCATTTGGGGGGGTTGTTTCGTCTATTGACGTTTGTCCACCGCTCTTTTGCGGCTCAGCTCCTCCTTCGTCGGCAGCTTGTTGCTCCGCTAGGGAGTGTCTTGCTGTTGAGATTTGTTCTCTAATATATCGAGCATATTCTATGCGCTCAATAGGGTCCATTCTGCTAACGTCTGCAAATTCTTCTTCTTCTCCGTAATATACAGGTGTAAAAGTTGCTACTGATTGACCTCTAGTATATCGTTCCACTAATTCTTGTAATGACAAAGTCATGTCTGGAACGGTCTGACTTGGTTCCATTGATGATTTTTCCTCCTGTTCTGTTTGTTTTTCTATATATGTAAATGCTGACCTAAATTTTATTGCGCCCTTCTCGGGCTCGTTTTCCGTGAGTGATGATTCTGTCTGCTTTTCCACTTTCTTTGAGTTGTTCATATCCTTCTAATGTTTGGTGTTTTGTATAGTATTCTAGTTCTTTTTGGTCTTCTATTGCTTTGAATTTTTCCGCTAATTTGTCTGCTTGTGTTCTTCTTTCTTGTTCTGTCCAAATTTTTTCTCTAAAGTACCTAGGTAGGCTGATTTTCTTTCCGTCTTCCAATGTTATGAAATTTCTTTCAATATCTGCACGATGATAATTAATTATTTTTTCACTAAGGTAATTAAGTCCTAACTTTTTTGACATTAAACTAAATTCTGGCAGTCTATCATCATTTTTGTGCATTGGTATAATTTTTCCTTTGTTTATATATTTTGCCGTGTATGCAGCTGATGCTTCGGTTAGTTCGCCTATATGTACCTCTCCTTTGTCCCATGCTTTGTGTATTAATTCTATGTTTGCGTTAAATAGGATGATGTGGTAATGAGGCCTATAAGTTTTACTTCCGTATTCTCCAGCTAAATAATACTTTAAGGGTTCGTGATTTTTTCCATGAAGTTTGCGAAGCCTTTTAAAATAGAGTTGAACATCGCGTTTATCGAGTGTAAGGAAACCCCTGCTTGATATAGGTACGAATCGGGTATCGTAAGTAAGAGTGATGAAATAAGAAGATATAGCATTTTTTGCGTGAGTTTTTAAACGAAATGTCCAGACGCTAGTGCGTCTGGACAAACACGCTGGACACTTTCCACAAGGTACCGGAACCTGCCGGTCGTTACTGTAGATAGGGTAGCGGGGATTATTAACATGAAACGGTGTATCACATGCCATCTTAGAAATTAGGCGTGCCGTACTTCGGCATCTTTCTAATAGCCTTGATATTGTTGAATATATGTCCGTAAATGTTGTCTACTGATAGGTCTTCTACCGCGAAAATACGCGTACTAGGGTCACATTGAACAAAGGCTCCATTAAGATTTGGTTTCGCGCTAAATTTGCGCCCTAAGTGCCAATAGTCTAATGATGTTCTCATCTCTCCAGCTACTCTGCTGTTTAAGAATTTATATTCTGCATATCTAGGTACATATCCAAATGTCTCTCCTACTTCCTCTCCATTTGCCCATAATTCACCATTTTTCACTTCCTGTTCTCCAATGTTTGCAAAGGTTGGCCAGAAATAATCTAATCGATCAAGTTTAAGAAGTGACCTGTGAACACCTTGTTGATATGCTGTCTCTGGGGTTACTGAGATAAGTCCAATAATCCATCCGTGTTCTTCTACGTTATATCTAAATTCGTTTCCTCCAGATACTGAAATACCGTGTCCAGCCATATTACCTACTGGTAGTGTGGTCTCTGCTGTACTAAGTACTTCGCTAATAACCATTTTACCTTTGGAACCTCCTAAGTATTCTGGTCTTTGAAGTCTAGCGTCTGAAGATTTTACACCAAAGTGTGCTAAAATTGATTCAATATATCTTGTACCACCTCTTGCATTTCTTTCAAGCCATTCCTGTAGTCTAAATGCTCTTCGAAGTGAATTAATATCTGCAGCTTCAGCTGTACCGGTAAGTTGACTAGAGTTATCAATATTATATCGAGTTCCTGTTGTTGAACCCTGTCTAGGTTGACCTCCGGCATCTGAATGACCAAGATTATTTTGGTTTGTAAATGGAGTACCGTCTAACTGTCTAAATACTGTTCCACCTACATTCTCATCGTAATTAATTGTTACGTCACCAATTGGTATAGTTACAGCATCTCCTTTTTGTGCCCATGGTAAACATGAAGTAAAATAATCATGCTGCCATGCTCTAGTTTTTACTTGTGCTTTTGCGCTATCTTCCATAGCGGTATTTCTACCGTCAATTAAGGAATCAATTAACTCTGTTTGGAGATTTTGGTCTCTGTAATATTCGTTGTAAACTTTATTGTAAGCTGCAATTGGAAATGGTGAAAGAACTTGAGCGTTTACATCTGGAAATCTTTTAGATGAAAGTGTAACCTCTGTTGGCATACCTAAATAATCTCCTAATGATTTAACAGGAATATTGTTATAATACATCCAAGGTGCGGTAACATTTAAATTTCCTGTAATCCATTGTTCCCAATTTGGCCATAGTATACGATTTGGTACAAAGAAATAGTGGGTTGTAACATTTACTTTATGCATGACTGGTGCAATAAGTGGTGCAAATCTAAGCATTGTTTCTGTGCCTATTTTTACTTTGTCACCAGGTACACATTCCATTACACATGTTGGGTATAGTCCACCCATTTTGAACGACATTTTCACATCATGTGAAAGGTCGAATACATTGCTACCGACTTTCGGTAGCTGAATCGAGTTAAATAAATTTGCTTTTGCCATTATAGTCTAATACCTCCTCTTTGTACTAAATAAGTGTTGTTTCTTCTGCGGCCGTAGCCTCTTTTTCTGCGGGATCTTCCGCCTCTTCTGTAGCGCATTTGTTTTGTTTGTTTAAGTTATTAATATGAATTAAAGTAATTTGTAATAATGAACATACTGAGTCTAATCTACTAAGTGCAACCGCATGGTTGCTTTCGTTTTCTAAAACTGTTGAATTAATTTGATTAATCAAATCGTTAACGTCTTTTTTTATTTCTTTAGACGTTTTTTCGTAATAATTATTTTCATTTTGCATTACCATTGTCCGCCGGCTCCTGACCAGCCGTTATTAAATTTTCTTGTAAAATATTCTCTAATATTTGATAGTAGTGTTGATGGGCTAAATCGTAAATAAGGTTGTAATGCTTGTGTTGCTACTCGCATCCATGTTGGGTCTGTTGGGTTAATACCGATTTTTCTAAGATTTATATCAAAATCTTTTAGTTGTCCATCTTTTTTTATATTTTCTAATGTTTGACGAATATTAGAACGCTCTGCAGCTGTGTTTGCGGTTTGTTCTCTCCTAAGTAATATATCTTGAGCAATTAACTCAAGTGATTTTCCTTGCAAAATCTGAGCTCTTGTGTTTGAATCTAAAGTAAATTGAATATTTGCTCTATCTCTTTGATTTGCTAATTGTGCTCCTTCTACTGAGTATTGAAAGTTTGTAGCAGCTAAATCGTTTGCAATTCCTTGTCCTTTAGTTCTTGAAGTTTCTCCTAGTGCTTGTGCAGCTTTAAGAATTGCTTCTTGTTGCATTGTTGTATTTGCTGCTAATAAGTTGTCATATTGAGCTTGTTTTATTTTTGTATCAAAATATCCTTGTACTGGATTTGATATTTGACTGAAATCTGGTGCTCTAAATTGTCCTCCTTGTACGTCTGGGGTTTGTATACTTCCTGCTGCTTGTGTGGCTCCGCCACTTTGATAAACGATATTTGGGTTAAGTCCTGCAGCTTGTAGTCTTTGCATTTGTTTTTGAGGTGAGTTATACTCATTTTGCATGTCCCAGAATTTAATATTATCTGCTCTGGTTTTTTCATACATTTCTCTACTAAATGCATTTGCTTTTCTGTTTTGTTGAAGTTGTCCTCCAACTTGTGCTGCGCCTGATAAAGCGCTAATGCCTGTGCCTAGTTTGGCCGCTATGGCTGCGCCTTTGGCGACTTTTGCAGCTGTTGCTGCTTTTGCTATGATTGGTATCATTGGTGCTATCCAAGCCATTGTTTTTTTTGTTTTTGTTTTTAATTTTCCACCTGCACTTGCACTCTCGCAGGCTTTCGTTTGTGTTTGGTGTCAATTAGCACTAATATATCAAGGATTATTAGTG